AAATGACCCGAAATTGCCTCAAGTGTGAGAAATCCGCGTTGAGCCCTTTCGCAAAGGCTTTCACGCTTAACCCCTTGGCCGCACGGGGCATTTCCCCGTCTTTCCAGCCAACCGGGCGGGCAATATTCACTGTCGGCATCAGCGTTGCGTTGGGCGGCGGCAGCTTGGGGTGAGGCCCCGTGCTGGCAGAAACCGGAAGCTGAGCGTATTCCGGCCGCAGCACAAACTTGTAGGTTCCAATTCCCAAAAGAACCAGAACAATCCCCAGACTCAGAAGATAACGGCGCGTACGTGTCATGAGCGTGCACATCCCTGTTCGTCAGGCATACGGGCACGAAGATGTGCCGGGGCCTCTTCCTCCAAACACGCAATCGGGCAGGAAGTTCATTCAGGCCGAAAATCCTGCGTCTGCTCCGCTTGTCGGTGCGCGTGGTCACTCCTATCCCTTGGGCATCATCGCAAAAGTGTTGCCAGGGAGGGTTTTTTAAAACCCCCGGCAGAAAGTCTCAGGAGTCCTCATGGCGGGTGCATCCCCGGCTTCAGGCGTGCGCGCGGGTGCCGTCTTCTGTTCCGCCGCCACATGGTGGGTGCTGGTGGCGCGCAAAGGGGCCGCTCTGGTGTTCTGCCCCATCCTCCCGCAGTCAGAACAGTGCCACCGGGCCGATATCCCGGTGCCCTGGGCGGAAGCCCTGCAGGTTGGCTGCCCGGATGGCACCCGCATCCGCTGCCGCCCGGTCCTGCGCCCCTCCATGCACGGTCTCACCCGGCGCGGCCAGTTTGGCGCAAATCTCACAGACCGTATCGTCACCACCCTCAGCGCAGAACTCCGCCACCGCCAGCAGGAAGACGCCACCTCATCCCGCTTTGCTGCAAGACCACGCGGAAAAATAAGCAGCTTTCACACCTCTGTCTCCTGCACCGGCGCGCTCCATCTGCCGCCATACCGCCCGGAACCCCGTTCCCCCCGCGCGCTGCATTTTTTCTGAAAACCCATGCCAGAAAAACCAACGCCTCCAAAACGACCCCCCGAAAAACCCGCGCCCATCACCCCGCTGGATATTTTCACCCGCGTCATGCAGGGGGACGAGACCATAACAGACCGCCAGTTTGACGCCGCCAAAGTGGCCGCCCCCTACCTGCACCCCAAGCTGGCTGGCCTGTCCATGAATGCGGTTGTTCGCCGCGGCGTCGAAGAGTTTTCGGATGATGAACTCAACACACTTGCGCAGGCAGGCACAGCAGGCCGCCCGGACTGAACTCGCCCGCCGTGCTGCCGCCAGAGACGGACTTCTGGATTTCACCCGCTACACCATGCCGGATTATCAAGCCGGCGCACATCATCACCTGTTGTGTGACAAACTGGATGCCGTGGAACGCGGGGCCATCACTCGCCTCATGGTCTTCATGCCACCCCGGCATGGAAAATCTGAACTCACCAGCAAGCGTTTTCCGGCATGGTATCTTGGCCGGAACCCGAACAGACAGGTTGTGTGCGCCTCCTACGGGGCATCTTTAGCGCAGGATTTCGGGCGAGACGTCCGCAACCTGGTCGCCTCCCGCCGCTTCAACTCCCTGTTTCCCAGCGTCACGCTGGCGGCAGACAGCAGCGCGAAGGACGCCTGGCACACAGCTCAGGGCGGCCTCTACGCCAGCATGGGCATTGGCGGCGGGCTGACAGGGAAGGGCGCACACCTCGCCATTGTGGATGATCCGGTCAAGGACCGTCAGGAAGCCGAAAGCCCCGCCCGCCGCGCCGCCGTGTGGGACTGGTATCGCGCCGTCCTGCGCACCCGCCTCATGCCCGGCGGCGCGATCGTGCTGGTGATGACACGCTGGTCCCCCGATGACCTCGCAGGCCGCCTGCTGGATGAGATGCAGTCCGGCACCGGCGAGGCATGGGACATCCTCCGTCTCCCCGCTCTTGCGGAAGAGGCCGACCCGCTCAACCGCGCCCCCGGCGCAGCCCTCTGGCCACAGGCATTCCCGGAACCGGAACTCGCCCGCATCCGCCTCGCCATTGGCGCGCGGGAGTGGGGCGCGCTCTACCAGAAGTCCCCCGTCCCGGCGGAAGGCACCCTGTTCCAGACGGGCATGATTAACGTGCAATCCGCCGCCCCCGCAGGCGGCCAGACCGTCCGCCGATGGGACCTTGCGGCCACCCGCCACAGCACAGGCCGCAATGCGGACTGGACGGTGGGAGTCAAACTCTCCCGCCTGCCAGATGGCCGGTTCTGCGTGCTGGATGTCACCCGCCTGCGTGGCGACCCCTCTCAGGTGGAAGCAACACTCCTCGCCACCGCAGCACAAGACGGCCCCGCAACCCGCATCATCCTGCCGCAAGACCCCGGTCAGGCCGGTGTCGCACAGGCCCGATACCTGACAGGCCGCCTCGCGGGCTATCAGGTCAAAACCGTGCGGGAGACAGGGGATAAAGCCACCCGCGCCGCCCCGTTCGCAGCACAGGTCAACGCGGGCAACGTCCTCGCCGTCCGCGCCCCCTGGACCCCAAATTTTCTGGAAGAACTCGCCGCCTTCCCCGGCGGCGGGCACGACGATCAGGTAGACGCCGCAGCAGGTGCCTTCACAGCCCTCACCGACGCCACGCCCCTGCCTCGTTTCGCTCCAGATTTCCTTGCCCGGATCTGAACGATCTCTGGCTCATTCTGCATAAAAGGTAAGAGATAATGAAAAAATATTTCTTTGCGCTATCCTTGCTTCTTGCTCTCCCTGATATGGCGATGGCCAGCACAGCCCTCTCATCGACAGGCAGCGATATTAGTTCGGATACCGTCAATACCGCTTACACTCAGACCAATGCCGAAGTTTGTCCGGTTACTCCCTGGGTCACGGATGAGGACCGGTATGGCCATAATATCACTGTTGGAGATGAGTTTTCTTATCCCGACACGGGCCTGAAAATTAAAGTAAATCAGGTTACTTCTGACAATAAGATGTCTGCTTATGATGTTGAAGGTCCGGGTTATAGCGATAAATCTTTTCTGGATACACCTGAGTGGTCTCGTGTGCTTCAGGCAGCATCTTCTTCTGTAAAAGCCCCCTGTTTGCAGATATCGAGCGAAGGCACTCTTGCCCGTACGGCACAGGCTGTTGTGCAGGATACCTATAATCTGAAGAATTTTGGATTGTCTCTCGATAATTCTGAATCAGATAAAGAGAATATGGAAACTGTTCTCAATTCTCTGGGTGAAAATTCAGTTGTCTATATTCCTAAAGGCTCGACCTGGGATGGCCAGCTTCCAGATAATCCGCAAAAGAAATTAACTTACATTTGGGGTGCCAGACAAACAGGTGACTATCCTCCTATCCCGGGGGATGGAGACACCAGTGTTATGCTCTCTAATGGGGTTTCAATTGAATACCAGAATAAGGAAACAGGCTTCACATACCCATTTACTTCATTTTACTGGAACAAAAACCAGAATTTCACAGGACCGTGGTCCAGTAATTATCAGCAATATGCTAGCGGGTTCTTCCGGGCAATCAGTGGTCCCACGTCTACCGGCAACACGTCCCCTATTCAGGCAACGCTCGCGTCATACGGTAATAACCCGTCTGGTTCTTATGATGTCGGCCTTTCACTGAATGCTCAAAAATATGGACAAAACTCCATGTGGGGTCTCGTCATTGATCTGAATGATTTTAGCCCCAAATCAGCTGGCGCGTTCGCGTCCTGGAACGAGTATGATTTGTGGGCTTACGGGCAGGATATTAAGGACTGGAGTCCCGATTACGGCAATCCTCAGGGCGGCCACAGATCATTGTTTTATGTGAACGGACACTCTCTGAATCCGGCAGGATGGTCTGCCAATAAGCAAATTACAGTTTCAGGCACCGGGCAGGATGATCTGCCTGAGCCTGTGGTAATTAGTGTCACAGCTTCAGACGGGACAGACTACGTTTGGTATGCAACCCAGTCGGGCACTACAGGGGCGCAAAAGCCAGCTTTCCCAGTTCCCGCGAAAATTCTGGGGAGCATTTCCGGAGATACCCTGACAGTGACAAAAGTCGCTAGTGGCAGTCTCAGCGTGGGGGATTCCATTACTGGAGCCTCTCCGGTCAATGTTGTCCATATCACCTCTCAGCTTTCGGGCACGACTGGCGGTACAGGGACGTATAAGCTCGACACCAATAAGGAATCTGCGGGCGCCAATGAGCCGATGTATTCTGTTCCCGTTGTCAAAGATGGGACGGTAACCTGGCAGTTTGGTCAGGAAAAAGCGTCTACCATTTCATCAGGCATGTTCTGGACAGGCGATGCGTTTGATTTCATCAGCGCAATTGCAAGTGATACCAAAATCACACAGGCCGTTCTGGATACATCTGTTGCACAGTTTGGCCCGGATGCTGATGTTATCCGTATGGCGCCCGGTCAGAGAGTAGACTTTTCCGCTCAGGGGACACTGGCCACAGCGAACAAACATACTCTGTCTTACGAAGCTGCCGATTCAGCTCTTGAATATAAAGTCGGCGGTCAGCCTGTTGTGAAGGTGGGGGATGACCATACGGTTACGGTTAATAATGGTAATCTCTTTGTCAGTAACGGAAATTCTCTCGTTCTTCAGAATAAGGGAGGCTATACGAATGTCTTTCTTTATGCCGATGCGGAAGGGAACCTGACTTATCAGGGGGGTATTGGTACCTTCAAAGGGAGTATTGTTAATACAACAGCAGTCCCCTCTAGCTCACAGGCCAGCTGCAAAGCGGGTCAGTTTGCTGATGATGCCAATTACCATTACGCCTGTATTGCTGACAACAGCTGGAAACGGGTGGGGTGGAGTTCTGGTAGCTGGTAAATCCTGAAACAGAATGAGACAGAGTAAGGTGAGGCTAGTGCCTCACCTGCCGCTTCTCATTCTGCCGGCGGATTTCTTCTTCCCGTTCCCGGCGCTTGCGCTCACGGATTTCATCCATATGCGCGCCCAGATGCACTTCCCCACGTTCCGCCGCCAGCTGCGCCTGCCGTTCGCGCTCAGCATAACGGGCGCGTTGCTTCTCATCGCGTTCGTTGTAGCAATGCGGGCAGCTCACCCCATGCTCATATTCAGGGGAGGCCATTTCTTCCGCCGTCAGCGGCATCCGGCAGGCATGGCACTGGTCGAGTGATCCGGGTTCCAGCCCGTGCTTCACCGTCACGCGCTGGTCAAACACAAAACATTCGCCACGCCACAGGCTGTTTTCTTCGGGAATGTTTTCCAGATATTTCAGAATGCCACCCTGCAAGTGGTACACCTCGTCCAGCCCTTCGGCTTTGACAAACGCGGTGGCTTTCTCACACCGGATCCCGCCCGTGCAGAACATCGCAATACGCGGCGTGCGCCCCTCGGCAATCAACTCTTCCCGATGCGTGCGGAACCATTCCGGGAACTCCCGGAAGGTCTTCGTCTTCGGGTCAATCGCGCCCTTAAAGGTGCCCGCCGCCACTTCATAGTCGTTGCGGGTATCAATCAGAATGGTGTCCGGGTCTTCCAGCAGCGCGTTCCACTCCTCGGCGGGCACGTAATGGCCCACGTCAGAACGCGGGTCGAGCCCCGGCACACCCATGGTCACAATTTCTTTCTTCAGCCGCACCTTCATGCGCAAAAACGGCATGCTGGGCGCGCGGGAGAACTTGACCTCAATTTCCGCACAGCCGGGCAGGGCGCGGATATGCTCCAGCACCGCCGCAATGCCGGCGTCCGTGCCCGCAATGGTGCCGTTAATGCCCTCACGCGCCAGCAACAGAGTGCCCTGCACACCGTTTGCATCACACGCCGCCTGCAACGGGCCGCGCAGTTCGGCAAAGTTTTCAAACGGCGTAAAGCGATACAGCGCAGCAACGCAGACGGGCAAAGAGGTATCAGTCACGGCAACAACCAGTCCAGAAGTGCGATTGCAGACCAGTCCGGGCTTTCCGCATGCCAGTCCGCACACCGCCCCCTGCCGCAATCAGGATGAAATCAGCCTGCCAGACTTACTCCTCCACCCCGGTGCAGGACAAGGGCCAGCCCTTTACTGGCCTTCACGCGCAGGCTGCGCCACCCGCCAGACCTGCACGGCCTCCAGCGTTTTCTGCACATGCGTTTCCGGGTCGGTAGACGTATAGCTCAGGATGATCTTGCCCTCCGGCGTAATCACAAAGGATGTGCGGGAGGAGAGCGCAAAAGACCCCTGCGTCTTCTGGCTGTCATACAGCCCCGCCACCTTCGCGCCGGGGTCCGCCAGCACCGGGAACGCACTGCGGCATTCGTCTTTGGAGAACTCGGCCACGCGGTCCACATTGCCCGCCGTCACACCCACCACGGTCGCACCGAGCTTCTGGAACGTCGGGATGGCTTCCGCAAAGGCATGCGCTTCCAGCGTGCAGCCACTGGTAAAGGCGGCGGGGAAGAAATACAGCACCACCGGCCCCTTCTTCAGCGCGTCCTTGAGCGAGAATTTAAGAGGCTTCCCCCCCAGCGCGCCGTCCAGCGTAAAATCCGGGGCGGTGGTTCCGTTGGCCAGCGCTGCGTGCGCCGCAGGGGTCATGGCCTCCGTGGCCAGCAGGGCAGAACCGGCCAGCATCGGGGCCAGGAGCGCCAGCCGGGTCAGGCGGCGCATCGGTGTCAGAATACGAGTCATCAGGCAACTCCCACTGTCATTGCAGGCAAAAGAAGCAGAATCATCACTTGAGACTCTTCCTTTTTTCTGTCCATGCTGCATAGGTGACGGGTCAGTAAAGGATAAAGACCATGAGCGATGAAAACATGAGCGACGAAAACGACGTGATCGTCGGCTATCTCGTGCAGCGTGAAGATGAGGACGGCGACGTAACGTTCTGGGACCCGCGCAACGAGTGGCAGGAAGACCCCAACGAAGGCAAGTTCTACGAAAGCGAGGACGAAGCCAACGCTGACGCCAAAAAGCTTCAGGAAGGCGACAGCGCAACCATCACGGTTGAACTGGTCTTTGAAGACGATGAAGACCCCGAAGAAGACGCTGAAGACGAAAAAGCCTGATCTCGTCTCAGCAGCAGGGCAGGGGGCACCTCACCGGGTTTCCCCTGCCTTTGCGCATTCTGGCCTTATGACCCCGCTTTAATCACCGCACACGCCACCCGATCGCCCGAGCCACCAATCGGCTGCGAGGTATAATCATCCGGGTGCGCATGGATCACCAGCGACGAACCGCCATGGTCCAGCAGAGCTGGCCGCGTCCCGCCGGATTTCAGAGAAACCAGCGTGGAATACAGCTCCACCGTCGCCTGACCGTCCGGCCCCACATACAGGTTCGGCAAGTCCCCGTTATCATTGGCGTTGTCATGCAGCAGCCCATGCACCACCGGTGTCATGGTGTGCACGTGTGACCCCGCACTGGTAAATTTCGGCGCTTCACAGCTGCCTTTTTCATGAAAATGCATGCCATGCCACCCCGGAGAGAGGTTGCGCACACTCACCCGTAGCAGCACGCCACCGGGCGCATTCGTCACTTTCACGGTGCCGACTTCCGCCCCATCCGCACCCACCAGCGTACCGTCCGCCGTTTCCGCCGCACTGGCCAGCGGAGAGGCCATTACGCCCAGCAACAGTCCTGCTGCCAGCGCTTTCGTCAAACCTGATTTCATACCGGGTGTTCCTTCAATCCTGACGGTCCGTCACTCGTAACCCCAAAACAGGCTCCGGGTTCCCAAACATCCGCCTGTTGTGATGCCGCGTCCATCCCTCCCGTCGCACCCCTCTGTTCCGGAGAGCCCTCCCCGTGCCACGCCCCACCGTCCTCTCCCGCTGGTTCTCCCCGCGCCACACCACGCCAGACCTCTCCACTGCCGCGCCCTCAGAGGCAGCACGGCAATTCCCACACGCCGTAAGCCACTTCCCCCGCCACGCCATATCCCGCGCCACACGGGACACAGATCGCACTCTCCGCCAGGAACCCCGCCTGACTGTTCCCCGTCCACAGCCCGCCCCACCATCCCCCGGCATTGGCCCGCGAGACATGGCGGAAACCCTGCGCGTGCAAAGTCTCCCCGCGCAGGCGGACGTGTTCCGGCCCTATCAGCCGCCCAAAGGCGTACGCGGCGATGGCCGTACCCATCTGGCTATGGACAGCGCCGCATCCACCAATCCCGGCCTGCTCGGCTGGCTGCGGCAGGCGGTGGCGGAGGGTGTCGCCTTTCCCGGGTACCCGCGTTTGGCGGAACTCTCCCAGCGGGCCGAATACCGGCATATGGTGGAGGTCATCGCCGCCGAGGCCACGCGGGAATGGATCACTTTCCGCGCCCGTGGCACGGCGGACAAAAAGCAACGCCTTGCCGATATTGAGCGCGAATTTACCCGTCTGAACGTGCGGGACGTCCTGCGCCGCATGGCGGAGTATGACGGCTATTACGGCATGGGCCTGCTCTATGTGGATACCGGCCAGCCCCGCACCGGCGGCGGGCTGGAAACACCCCTGCTGCTCCGGCCGGAAACCTTCCGCAAAGGCTCGCTCCGCGCCCTCGTGCCGATCGAGCCCGTCTGGACCACGCCAGACCAGTATGACACCGCCAACCCCCTCAGCACGGAGTTCTATCAGCCCTCGCGCTGGTGGGTGCAGGGCGGCCTGCTGCACAGCACGCGGCTGTTGCAGTTTGTCTCACGCCCGGTGCCGGACCTTCTCAAACCTGCTTATAATTTCGGCGGTTTGTCGCTCTCACAAATGGCCCGCCCCGCCGTGGAAAACTGGCTGCGCACCCGCCAGTCCGTGTCGGACCTGCTCAATGCGTTCTCCATCGTCGCGCTTTCAACCGATATGTCGGCCTACGCGCAGGACCCGGAAGGCCTCCTCAGCCGCATCGAGGCCTTCAACCGCTTCCGCTCCAATCGCGGCACCTTTGTTCTGGATAAGGACCGGGAAAAACTGGAACTCCTGGCCGCCCCGCTCGCCGGGCTGGACCGCCTGCAAGCACAGGCGCAGGAGCAGATGTGCGCCGTGGCGCAGGAACCGCTGGTCAAATTCACCGGCATCACACCCAGCGGCCTGAACGCCTCAGCGGACGGAGAAATCCGGGTTTTCTATGACCGCGTGCACGCTTTTCAGGAAACACTCTACCGCAAAAACCTGACCACCATCCTGCACATGGTCATGCTCAACCTGTGGGGCGAGATCGACCCGGACATCGACTTCACCTTCGTCTCTCTCTGGCAGATGGATGAACTCGCCCGCGCCACCCTGCAAAAAACCCGCGCGGATATTGATGCCCAGAATATCCGCTCCGGCATCATCACCCCCGCAGAAGCCCGCAGCCGCACCGCACACGACACCAGCGGCCAATACGCCACCGTCAGTCTCCCGGCCAAACCCCCTTCACCGCCGACACCGCAAGCCTGACGCAGGACAGGATACGTCTCACAGCACAAGGCAAAGCGCGTTCATCCGTCCCAGCAATACTCCTTATTTCTTCTTTCAAAATTCCCTGACAGGACAAGGCATGACGCTCCCCCGTCACACAGCCATCCCCTCCGGCCATTTTCCCACAATGCCCACTCCCACCCGTGGCCGGGACGCCGTCGTTCTGGCGCTGGACCGTTCCGTGCGCCGCACCGATGTCGATGGTCACCTGCACATCGCCCGTTGCATCCTCTCCGCCGCCACGGTCTGCCCTTATTACGGGCATGAAATTCCGGGCGCGAAGGCTCTCGGGCTGGAGCCAAATACACTCTATCAGGTCTATCGGGACCCGCAGGCTCTGGCCCGCGCCGCCGCGAGCATGGCGGGCAAGCCCATCCTTATGCAGCACCAGCCCGTTTCGGCGCAGGACCACCCGAAGGAGATCACCGTCGGGGCCGTCGGTAGTGATGTCCGGTTTGAAGCCCCCAATCTCATCGGCAGCCTGACCGTGTGGGACCAGTCCGCCATCGCCGCCATCGACGCGGAAATCTCACAGAAGGGTTGTACATCGGGTTAGA